CCGAGGAAAAGGTGCTCGCGCTGTTCGACGAGCTCGGGGGTCTCTTCGGATTCAAGGCTGGTCGGACGCTCTCGGCCGCCTCGCGTGCGCGTCTGCTCGCGATCCACGGGGAGCTGCAGAAGTTCCTCGACGAGACGGATCCACAGAGCGATAGCGAAGTCATCAAGGCACTCAACTTTGAGCCGATGCCGGGGTTCTTTGACCTCGACCTCGCGCTCGCGAAATCACGAGGAGGGTTCAGGTCATGAGCGCAAGGGAACTGGTCGAGGAGCTCGAATCAGTCACCGTCAACTACAACGCGATCGCCGAACAGTTCAAGGACAAGAAGGCGAGCGAGATCCCGGCCGAGGATCAGACCAAGCTCGCCCGCCTGCGCACTAGGGGCGTCGAGCTCCGCGGCGAGATCGAAGCCGAGCAGAAGCGCGAGGCTGCGGATGCAGACGTCGTCAACCTCAAGTCGTTCCTCGAAAAGCCGGCTCCGAACCTGCCGCAGCCATCAGTCGTCAACGACGACAAGGACGGCCGCAAGGCGCTCGAAGCTCGTGGCTGGCAGTTCAAGGGCAACGTCGCATACAAGATGACCTCGCAGGGCAAGGCCGTCGAGATGTTTTCTGAGGACGTGCTGTTCGGTCCATTGCCGGCCAAGCAGTCAGAGGCGGCATACGCGCAGCAGATTCGCGCGACGATCCAGCCGTCCTACGACATGGTCTATCGGAAGTGGCTCAAGTACTCGATCCGTGCGCGGACCGAGGGCATGGCCTTCTCGCAGCTCTCTGGCGCAGAGCAGAAGGCGCTCTCCGAGGGATCGGACGATGCCGGTGGCTTCTTGGTTCCACCCGACGTCCAGGCCGAGCTGCTCGTCCGCGCGGCGCAGAGCTCGATTATGCGGCAGTACTGCACCGTCCAGACGACCAGTCGTGACACGCTGCGCTGGCCGCGGGTGGCCCCAGCAGCCGCGACCGCTGGCGGACTCGCCTCCGGTGGCGGATCGATCTTCTCGTCTGGGTTCGTCGGCGCGTGGGTCGGTGAGACGCCGGCCTTCACCGAGACCGACCCGGCGTTCGGCATGTTCGAAGTCCCGATCAAGAAGCTGCGCGTCGCCACCAAGCTCTCGAATGACTTCATCTCCGACTCGGCGGTCGACATCCTCGCCTTCCTGTCGCGCAACGGCGCGCAGAACATGGGCCTGGTCGAGGATTACGGCTTCATCGCCGGCAACGGTGGGTCGCTGCAGCCCAATGGCATCCTCAACAGCGGCGCGTCGACGACCGACATCTCCGGCACGACCGCCGACACGGTCTCCAACACGACCTCGGACGCGGGCTCCGCTCCGAAGATCGCGACCTGGATCTACTCGCTGCCATCCCAGTACCTCGCTAACGCGCGCTTCGTCTTCCGTCGCGCACTCGAGGGTCAGATTCGCGCGCTGACCGACTTCCAGTCGCGTCCGCTATGGCCTGAAACGCCCTTCGGACCCACGCCGCGCTCGATCTTCGGCTACCCGCTCGCCAACAGCGAGTTCCTCGACGCGACGGGCACTAACGCCAACAGAGTGGCGATCTGGGGCGATTTGTCGTCATACGTCATCGCACAGCGCGCGCAGATCTCAACGGTCGTGCTTCGCGAGCGGTTCGCCGACACCGATCAGACCGGGATCATCATCTTCGAGCGCGTCGGCGGCGACACATGGAACACCGACGCCCTTCGGATCGGAATCGTCTAATGCCAGCGAAGAAGGACGAGCTGACCAAGACTGAGAAGGTCAAGGACGATCTGTTCGTGCCTCGCGCCGCACGTCGTGCGGCCGAGGCGGCGGCTGCGGCGGAGGCTGCGGCGCGGAAATACAACGCCGACCTCGAAGTCGAGCGTCTAGCCGACGAGAAGGACCAAGCCGCCTACGACGCGAAACATCCGGAGCGCACCGAAGAGGAGCGCGCCGCCTATCGCCAGAGGGCGCTCGATCAAGCCACAGCGGACGCACGCGCCAAGTACAAGCTCGACGACGAAGCTACCTCTGCATAAAGAGAAGAGGAGAAATACATGGACCATTCAATTTCGGCTCGATCCCTTCAGGCATTGGAGGTCCCGCCACAGAGCATCACATCCGGCGCCGCGATCAACGGCACCGGAGTCGACATGCAGGGATGGTCGGGCGTTGCCTTCACCATCCAGATCGGCACCATCACCGGGGCCGGCACGCTCGCCGCGCGACTTGAGGAATCCGACACCTCCACGACCGCGAACATGACGAATATCACCAACGCGGCGCTCGTCAATGTGACGAACACCACGCCGAACAACGTCATGGTCCTCGAGGTCTGGCGCCCGACGAAGCGGTATGTCCGCTGCGTCGTTACCCAGGCGGCCAACACCGTGGTCGCGTCCGTCATCTCCACGCGCTTCCGTCGCTCTGGGCTGCTCCCGCCGACACAGGTCGCAAGCCAGCGCGTCGTCGTCCAGGCCAACTAGATGCCAACGAAGCTCGAGGAGGCCCGTTCCGCACTCGCCGCGGAATGGACCTCCTCGTCTCCGTCTACGCCAGACGAGATCGGTGCCTTTTACGCGAAGAGCTCCAAGTTGGGCGGTGATCTCGACGCCTGGCACGAGACGACTGATCGCCAGAAGTGGACCGAGGCATTGGTCTACGTGGCTCAGAAGGTCGAGGCCCGTCTCGCGGTCGACATCGGCTGCGGTGGCGGGCATGACCTCATAGCACTTCGCGAGGCCGGCATTCCGCAGCTCATCGGTGTCGAGCCCAATGATGAACTCCGCAAACGCAGCGTTGAGGCAGGCTTCCACGTCGTACCAGATGTGAGCCAGGCGATGCTCGAAGATGCGGATCTGCTCGTCTGCATCGAGGTGCTCGAGCACGTCACGGACCCAGAAGCATTCCTCGGCGATATCGCGCACCGCGCGCGCGTTGGTGGCGAACGGCCAGGGGCGGTGCTCGTCGAAAGCACCGGCACGTTCGATATCGGCACGCCGCTTCACCTGAAGTCGAACCGCGGCTGGCATCCCGGCCGCGTGCTCGAGAAGCATGGCTTCCAGCTCATCGACCACTCGGACCGTCTACGGGTCTGGCAGCGCGTGCGCGCGGAGAATGTCGCGCGCTCGACGCTGCTGCTGTGCGCATACCGAACGGTCTCCGTCCCGACACTGCACTCGATGCTCGCGCTGTCGGGCGTGACGAGCACTCTGGTCGACCACGACACTGGCTCACAGCCGGCGCCGAATCTCGCCGAGAGTAGCGAGGGCGCATGGCGCGTGACCACCAAGACGGGCGATGGTCTCGTCTCTCGCGCGCGCTCGATCATCGCCTCGCGCTGGTGGGCCGAGACTGCTGACGACGTCTTCCTCATGGTCGACGACGACATCATCTTCACCGTTGAGGACGCCGAGAAGGTCGTGAAGCACGCGCAGGAGACCGAAGGCATCGTCTGCGCGGCCTACCCAGTGCGTTCAGGGGCGCATCTGGCGATCCGCGGCAACGGCGACAACGACGGGGCGATCACCTTCGACAAGGACCAGCCGCTGCAGGAGATCGAATACGCCGCGACCGGCTTCATCGCCGTCCACCGCAAGGTGCTCGATGCGATGGTGCCTACGCTCGAGATCGTCCACGAGGACCAGCCGTGGGCGTTCTGGCCGATGTTCGCACCAATGGTGCGGCAGATGGGCGAAGCGAAGGCGTATCTCTCCGAGGATTGGGCGTTCTGCGCCAGGGCTATCGACCTCGGCTTCAAGGTCTACGTCGATCCATCCATCAAGCTCGGGCACCTTGCGCAGATTCAAATGGACGTGAGCAACATGAGTGCCATCGCGAAGGCGCTCGGAGTCAAGCCTTTGACCATGTGAGGCGGGGCCTTCTTCTGAGATGGGGGAGGAAACTCCCCCGGTCTCACCACCGCGTGCATCCGCGTGTGCGGGACGAGGAGGAAAACAGAAATAGCGATCACAGACGCGTACGCAGATAACGGTGACTACAAGGCCATCTTCAGCGGCCTCTCGGGTGACCACGACACCGAGCTTGACGAGCAGCTGTTGTTCGTCTCGCGCTGGGTCGATCGTGATCTCGGCTATAAGGAGACCGGCTTCAACCGCGACGACGCGGTGATCGCGCGGATCTATTACCCGCCGGGCTTCTACAGCGGCGACCCAGAGGCTGAGAATCCCTGGCTGGGCTCGCGCGCGACGCGTGATCTGGCTGTCGACCCGATTTCGACCGCGACGGGCCTCGTCATCCGGATCGATGAGGACCAGGATGGCGTGTTCACCGATGAGACCGCGCTCGCGGCCACGGACTACGAGCTCCGGCCGCTGAATGCCGACAAGGGCCCGGAGCCGCGGCCGTGGGACACCATTCGTCTGACACGCTGGGGTACGCGCTCGGCATGGCCGAACGGCAGCGCGGTCCAAGTGACCGCGCGCTTCGGCTTCCCGGCCGTGCCGCCGGCCATCAGGCAGCTCACGATCCAGCTGCTTGGCATCTGGCGAGCGGACTCGGCACTGGCGACGGACCAGATCAGCCAGGGCTTTGATTCCGTTATCGGCGCGTCGGATATCGCCCAGGGCCTGCTCGAGAAGGTGCGGCGAAGTTACAAGAAGCGGTGGGTGGTCGTATGACCATTTCCTTTGAGCTCAGGGGGCAGCAGGAACTTGAGCGCAAGCTCACGCCGGATCTCTATCTGCCGGCGGTACACACGCTGCTCAAGGAAGCCTCCATCTATGCGACGCGTGAAGCGCAGAGCGGCGCGCAGCGCGATGTCGGCGCTATCGCGCGGACGATCACCGCCGAAGTGCGATCGCCGATGGATATTCGCATCCGCTCTAGCCATCCGGGCGTTGTTGCTGCAGAGTTCGGTCGTCGCGCAGGTGCTCCGGCGCCGCCAATGTCCGCGTTGCGCGGATGGGCGGAGCGACATGGGATGCGTGGTCTGGAGTTCGTGCTGGCGCGCGCGATCGCGCGGCGCGGCGTCAAGGGTCTCTTCTTCATGCGCAAGGCTCGCGAGAGGCTCGCGCAGACTGAGATGCCGCGCTTGCTAAGGACGGCAGCGTACGAGATCGAGCGGAAATGGGTGAGATAGATGGCCTTCTCCATCCGCACGACTCTCGACAGGATTGTGACGATCCAGAGCGGGCTGACTATCACGTCTCCTGGCGCGCAGAGTATCTCCCGCGCGTACAAATACCCGCCGCCGGCAAAGACGGGGCTCGACTTCCCGTGCTTCATGAACTGGCCCGAGCTCACGCAGTACGACCGCGGGATGCTGCGCCAGCGCATCTATCAGATCCGGATGCAGCTCTTCGTGAAGGACCTCGACTCGGATGTCGCCGGGGATATCGCCGTCGCCTTCGGGGACAAGCTCGCGATCGCGCTCGACAACGATCTGACCTTGTCGATCGCAGGTGTTCCGAGCTGCACGCTGTGGCGCGATCTGCGTGGCGGGGTGCGGCTCTTGTCCTGGAACGGTCTCGACTACATCGGACTGGACCTGTTCATGGATGTCGTGCTCGGCGGCGAAATACCCGGCACGTAGCAGGAGAGGGAATGAGATGACGTACAAGCTCAAAGAGGAAGGCAAGAGGATGACTCCGATCGCCGGCGTGCCGTGGCGGGACATGGATGACGCCGAGTTCAAGGCTGTCAGCGATGAGTACGACAAGCAGTTCCCCGACCAGCCGGGCTCGCTCAAGCGGTGGTTCGAGCACGAGAAGACCAAGAAGGGCGGTGAGTAGCCGTGGGAACAGTCAAGGGCCTACGGATCTTTCAATGGGGCAAGGAGACCGTTCGCGGCACCGCCGTAGCAGCGACGTCGAAGATTGCACTCGAGAACATGGACCTCGAGCCGATCGACTTAGTCGTTCGGCCGCAGTTCCTCACTGGAAAGCTGCACCGCTATCCGGGCGGCAACGAGACGCCGATCAAGCGCGGCACGACCTGGAAGATCAACAACAGCCCGGTCGTATATGACCAGCTGCAGCACTTGCTCGCGATGAGCGTGAAGGGTGGCGTGGCGGCCTCAGGCGCACCCAGCGTGTACACATGGGACTTCTCGCGCTCGCTCACCGCTGACCCGGCGCCTGAATCGTTCACGATCGAGCGCCGGACGACGGACGGAAGCACGCCGCGGGATTACGAGTGGACGTATGCCCTGATCTCGTCGATCAGCTTCCACTACAAGCTCGACGAGCCGCTGCGCTTCTCATGCGATGGCTTTGCCCGCCGGGTCCAGGCGTCGACGCTGACTGCGGCGCTCACGTATCCGGCGACGGAGGTTCCATCCTCACATGCCGCCTGCTCGATCGACTCGACTTGGGCGAACCTGGGCGTGACGCCGATCGTCGGTCAGGTGCTCTCGGCCGACGTGACGTTCAAGACCGGCATCATGCCGTTCGATACGCTTGACGGCCGGACGGATCTCGACTTCACGACATACGTCTTCAACGCCGCCGAGACCGGCCTCGACGTGAAGCTGCGCATGCTCATGGCCGCGCAGTTCCCGACCGAGAAGACAGCCGCAGAGGCGCAGACCCTGCGCACCGTGCGCCTGGCGGTGACCGGCTCTGCCAGCCGTGCGCTCACGCTCGATATGGCGCTCAAGCACGAACCCGGTTCGCTGTTCAAGGTCGATGAGGTCGATGGGCAGGACGTCGTCGACATGAAGCTCGTTGACTCTGACGACGGCACGAACATGTTCAAGGCCGGCCTGGTCAACGCGATCAATACCTACGTGTAGGAGCAGAACATGGGACTCGTCACCGACAAGACCAAGCGTGTCGAAGCTCCGGACGGATCCGGCTGGGTAGACATCAAGGCACTCGGCTGGCTGGCGCTCGACAACGCGCGCACCAAGCGCATCCATCAGCTCAGTGAGCGACTTCAGGCGCTCAAGGATCTGAAGCTGCCGACTGCTGCGGAGCTCAAGGATCTGACGAGCCTGGCGGCTGCTCAGAAGCCCGATCCACTCACCGCTTACGACAAGCGATATCTGCTGACGCACGGCATCGCCGCATG